ATGCTCCGCGGCGAAGCGGCGCTGCCGTTCAAGGACATCGTCCGCAATTTTGACAGCTACAAGCAGTCGGTCATTGAGAGCCTGGTAGCCTTCAACAAGAAGTTCAACCCGGGCATCGCTCTGCCGGCCGGCTACAACGTCATCGCACGCGGTGCGACCAGCCTGATCGCCAAGGAAGTACGTGGTGCTCAGCTGGACATGCTGGCGCAGTCGCTGACCCCTGAGGAGCGTGATCACGTCGACGATCGCAAGTTCGTCGAGATGCGCTTTGCGGTGCGCGATATGAGTTCGCTGCTGGTCCCTGAAGAGGAGGCTGAGCGCAAGCGTCAGGCTCGTGAACAGCAGCAGGCGCAGATGGCCCAGATCGCTCAGCGACTTCAGGTTGCCCAGGAGCGTGAGCTTCTCAGCCAGGCATTCAAGAACATCACCCAAGGCCAGAAAAACACGGCCGCTGTCGACGCCACGTCCACCCAGACGGCGATCGCCATTCTCGAACATGGGTTACCCGACGGAGTAGACGCAGATGCCCCCAGTGGACCGACAGGATCGCAAGGCTCGAGCGCAGGAGCTGGCGCATGACATCTCCAAGTCGACGTCATTCGAGACGATGGCGATCAAGGAGCTGATTGGGATCCTGGTGGACGTCATCGCTTACCAAATGATCGAGTGTAACCCCAATGATCTCGTACCACTCCAAGGTGAAGCAAGGGCTCTACGCAGACTGCAGATGATGCTGCTCCGACCAGCACTTAAGAAGGATGATCAGTGATGAACCTCGACGACCCCAAAGACGATTTCGACGCCGCGTTTGAGCAATTCTCGGTGCCGGACAAGCCCGATGGATCACCGGGTGAACCCCCTGCCTCGTCGGCGGCGCCGGCAGCGGACCCACCTGCCGCCGATGGGGGTAGCAATGACGCTGGAGCAGCAGCTGGGGGTGATACTCCTAGCCAATCTAGTGGTTCTGATACTGGTGCCGTCACTCCTCCTGCTGGAGATGGTGCGGTCACGCCACCGGCGGCAGAACCTCCCGCAGCAACCCCAGGTGCAACCCCTCCCGCAGGCGGAGAGCCCGCCGCGGCAGCCCCAGCTGCTACACCTCCAGTAGAGGCACCCAAGGCCGATGCTGACGCGATCCTCAATAAGTTGGGTGAACTCGTCAACGCGGCAGCCAAACCTGCCGAACCGCCGCCCGCAGCTCCTGCGGCCGCCCCAGAGCCGGACATCTACACACCTGAGGAAAAGCAGTTTCTCGCGCAATACGACCAGGATTGGGCTGACGTCTCCAAGGGTGAGGCTTTGCGTCGCCGCGGCGAGTACAAGGAGATGCTCAACTACGTCTTTGGGCAGGTGCAGCAGTACATGGCGCCGTATCTGGCCCAGATCGAGGCTGTTTCTGGACGTACTCACTTGGCTGACATCCGCAGCGCGGTGCCGGATTACAGCGATACTTTGCGTCAGGAGGTCCTTGACTGGACCAAGACGCAGCCGGCCTATTTACAGCCGGCATTCGACCATGTTATCAACAACGGGACGCTCGAGGAAGTTAAAGACCTAATCGGGCGTTATAGGCAGGCTACAGGCCAGGCGGCGGCTCCGGGGGGAGTATCAACGCCACTTAGTCAGGAACCTGCTAGGACAAACGAGCTGTCCGGTGTGGCCAAGGAAGCGGCTGCAGCACTGGCCCCAGTCGAGTCCAAGCGGTCCGAGGTTATGCAACCTGGCGACCCGTCGAATTTCGACGACGCTTGGAAGCAAGCAGCCAAGGATCTTGGTTGACGCTCAATGTTCTAGGGGGGACATTCCATGAATTATGGTGATATTTCGCCGGCAGTAGCGGCCTACTCGGTCGTCCGTATGCTCAAGCGTGCGATGCCGTACCTGCAGCTCGAAAAGTTCGGTCAGACGTATCCTCTGCCGACGAATAGCACGCAGACTGCTAAGTTCCGTCGTTACTTCCTGACCGGCGCCCAGGGCTCCGCAGGTCCGAACGGCGCCGCCAACGCGTACTTCTTCCCAGTGGCCACCACGCCGCTGACCGAAGGCGTCACGCCGCAGGGCAACTCGCTGTCCAACCAGGACTACACCGTTTCCTTGAACCAGTACGGCGATTTCATTGAAATCACCGACGTGATTGAGGACACGCACACCGACAATATCCTGCAACAGTGCACGGAAATTCTCGGTGAGCAGGCGGCTCTCACAGTTGAGACGCTTCGCTTCAACGTCCTCAAGGCCGGCACCAACGTCTTCTACGCCAGCAAAGTCGCAGGTCGCGCCAACGTGATCAATGCGGTTCAGTTGGCTGACCAGCGTGCGGTGACGACTGCCCTCAACCGGCAGAACGCCAAGAAGATCAGCCAGGTCGTGGCATCCACGTCCGACTACAACACGAAGTCGGTCGAAGCTGCGTACATGGCGGTCTGCCATCCGGATCTCGAGAGCGATCTTCGCAACATCTCGAAGTTCGTTCCGGTGTCCGATTACGGTCCGCACACCTCACCTTTCGAGGGTGAGATCGGTTCGATCGAGCAGGTCCGTTACCTTCAGTCGACGGTCATTGCACCGTTTGCTGACTCTGGCGCGGCAGTCGGCGCGAGCGGTCTCCGCTCCACGTCGGGTGCGAACGTCGACGTTTATCCGATCCTTGTCTTCGCACGCGACGCCTTCGGGATCGTGCCGCTGAAGGGTAAGAGCTCGATGACGCCGATGGTCGTCAATCCGAAGCCAGCTCCTGGCGATCCGCTCGCTCAGCGCGGCACGGTCGGCTGGAAGCTCTGGACCTCGACGGTCATCCTTCAGGACGCCTTCATGGGCCGTCTCGAAGTTGGCTGCACGGCATAATTAGGGTGAGGGGGTCCTAGCGGCCCCCTTATTCTAGGCTCTCAGAAAGGGGTTTTGAAAAATGGCTACTGCAACTGTCGACAGCCGGAACCGCTCAGTCAATGACACAGCGACGGGCGCCTTCACCGGTGACGGCGCTGCGACCAAGCTGACGCTCGGCTTTGTCCCGGCTCGTATTGTCGTGATCAACGAGACGGACACCATCCGCTACGAAAAGATGAAGGGCATGGCCGCGGCCAACTGCCTCAAGGTTATCGCGGCCGGCACCATGACCGTCGACACCGGGTCCTTGATCACACTCAACACCGACGGCACGGTCACTCTTGCCGCTGCACTCGGCGTCACTGCCAAGCACATTGTTTGGTTCGCTGAGCGCTAAGAACTAGGGGGTCGGCGCCAGGAAAGCGCCGACCTTCTTTTGGGGAGGGACACATGGACGACACGAACATCCGCATCTCAAAGGCGCAGAATGGTTACGTCGTCGAAGTCACCGATCCAGACATCAAGAAATCCAACCGTGAAGCCGACCTGGTAAAGGGCGGCAAGAACATCCCCTGGCGCGACCCGAACGTGAAGTTCACCTTCAAGACCCCGAAGGAAGTGGCGACCTTCATCACCACCAACATCGACAAAATGTTCCCTGACGATGACGAGACCGCCTACTCGAAGGCGTTCGAGTTGGCGTCCAACTCCAAGGATGGAAAATGAGCGACCCCGCTGCCCAGTTAGGTAACAACACCGACATCGGTAATCGCCCGCCCGCGCAAGCACCTACCAAAAAGGCTGCCAAAGGCATGCCTGAGAGGGTGTGGATAATTCTCGAAGACAACGACGACATTCCTCCGACGGGACTGTTCATCGGCCATAACGGCACCAGCTATCTGCTTCGTCCAGGCGAGCCGGTACCCGTGCCGGAACACATTCTCGAGATCCTCGATCACTCGGTGACAAGCGTCCCGGTGACCGATCGGACCACAAAGCGAGTGATCGGCCACAGAGAGCGTCTGCGCTTCCCGTATCGACGGGTTGCAGCGCCCGCCGACGCAGAGTAACATTCAGCTGGGGAGAGGGCTCAGGCTCTCTAATGGGGGGGCTCGTCGGTGAAGCTAAGTGATCTTCTCGATGAGCTCCGCAACAACATCCTCCACGATCGGAGCGCGCAGACAGGCACCCCTGGGGACTATCTGTGGTCCGACAATACGCTCGTCCGCTACATCAACGAAGCGCAGAAGCGCTTTGCGCGCCACGCCCTAGTCATTCGTGATGCCTCAACCCCGGAAGTAGTAAACGTCACACTCAAGACCGGGGTGGCCAACTACACGCTCCATCCGACGATCCTCTCGGTGATCTCGGCTAAGGTCAGCACAGCGCAGGTGGACCTGGTTCGCACAGGTCACTGGGCGATGGGCACCTACGAGCCGCCGCAGACCGACATCTGGGATGTGAACCGTTTGACGACGCTGGCGCCCGGCGCTCCGCAGGCATTCACCACCGACGAAGAACTGGTCACCGGCGACGGCAACGGTCGTAACACAATGACACTCCGGGTGATCCCGGTGCCTGACGCAGCCGCAAACGGCACGATCATCACGATGCGGGTAGTCCGTCTCCCGCTGGATGAGCTCACCCTCACGAACCAGACAGCAGAGCCGGAGATCCCCGACGACTATCATATCCCGATGCTCGACTGGGCCGCATATCTGGCGCTCCGCATCGTTGATCACGATGCCGGCGACCCCGATCGAGCCAAAGAATTTGCTGATGCGTTCGAGGCCCATGTTAAAGAGGCTCGAGCTGAGGTACTAAGGAAGTTGTTCGCGCCACAACCCTGGGGGTTCGGGAAGGGCGGATGGCGATGGTAGGGGGGTCAAATGGGCACCGCATATAATGCTGGCGCAACCGCGCGTAGCTACGCTGATTTTTTACCGGCGGCGTGGCGAGGCATAACTGACAACATCGGCAACGGTGCTGTCGCCACAGGGCAGACTGTCGGTCAGTTCCTTGGTGGCTTGGTTAGTGCAGGTCAGGGTCAGGCAGCCCCTGCGGCTGTCCCTGGGTCACCTGTCGCCAAGGCGATTGCAGCGACTACCCCGGCAGCCCCTAAGGCGCCGGTCTACTCGCAGGCGTATCTCAACGCACAGCCGAATTTCGTGCAGCAATGGAACGCTGACCCTAAGAACGCCAAGGATCAGATTACCTCGGCGTCACCGACTGCTGCCTCAATGGCGGTGCCGCAGGCAGTTCAACCACAAGGGCCGCAAACTCCGCTCGATGCGATCCGACTTATGGCCATGAACAATCCTGGGCTGTCGTTGGCGAACCTGCCGCAGATGAGCGCTGCAGTGAGCCAGCTCATTCCGCAGGCGGTGAAGGCGGTTCCGCAGACGGCGAAGGAGAAGGGCATCGCCCGCTACTCGGACGTGAACGAGTTCGCCCTGGCGCAGTCGTTGGCCAATCCACAGTGGTCTACGGGAGATCAAGGTCAGGCGATACAGAGGTATCTGAACGCGCAGCGCGGAGTTCTAGGTGCTCCGAGCCTAGTAGGCGACTTACCGAATGCGGGAATGGGTATGGGTGGTGGAATGCCTCCGGGCTAAGGAGCATCAGGGGTGGGGTTCCAAGTCGATCTAAGTCAGTTAGCGAGCATGCCGTCGGCGCCAGCTCCGGCGCCGGCCAGGGGCTTCCTCGCGTCTATACCTACCCAGCTCTGGGGCGGCCTCAACGAAGGCGCCTCAAACATATGGGCTGGTGTTCGCGCCGCGGCCGAAGGTGTCGGTGGCGGCCCCAACGCGGTCAGTGATTTTGCTGCTAATGCCGAGAACGCCAACCAGGCCAACGCGACCCAGGCGTTCGCCGCAAACCAGCAGTACAATGGTAGTCCGTTCGAGGGCGGTTTCACACACGCACTCCCGTGGGCGATCATGCAGGGCATCCGAATGGCTCCTGCGCTCGGGACGATGGGTCTGGGCGGTGGTTTAGCTGCGGAGTCGGCGATAGGCCGTATGGGTGGTGTAGCGATCGCCAACGCGCCTGCAGCGCTCGGTGAGGCGTACAAGGCGACTGAAGGTCCTGACGGCCAGGGACGTGCCGGGGCTGCCCTTATGATGGCTCCAGCGCTTGATGCGCTGAACTCCTGGATGCCGAGCCATGCCATGGACATTATGGACAAGGCCGGGCAGGCCACAATCCGCGCCGTAGGCATGCACGCAGTGGTCACCGGTGCTGCGCAGGCGGTCATTGGCGGCACCCAGACGGCTCTTACAGACGCAGCCAACCCGAACCTCACTCCGCAGGATCGTATCCACAATATCGTCGATGGCGCCATTTCTGGTGGTGTCTTGGGCGGCTTCTTTGGTGCTGGTGCGGCCGCCCTGGGTGGTATGCGCGCAGTGAAGACTGCTGACCCGAACGCACTGTCGACCGATAACATTGGTTCAACGGTTGATGAAGCGCTCAAGGCGCTTCCAGCACCGCAGTCCGCACCGATGTTCGCTGACGCAGCTGGTCGAGTAGCACCAAGCATGAGCGACATTATCGCCACTCCGCGCGATACAGGCATGTCGCCGACCGACCGCATTGTGGCTGCTGCGACGATCCCTGATGTCAATGCTCCGCCAGGGATCGACTACACGACGGTCCAGAATGACAAGCAGGGGTCGCTGCGCTGGGCCAAGCCGTATGAGCAGGTGTCTCCTGACGATCTATCGCGCCCGTTCCGCAACGCTACGGACGGCGAGCTGCTGCAGCACGCGAATACGGCCGGGAACTACCTTGATGGTCTCGACAAGGATCAACCGCTCTCTGAGCGAGATCAGAAGATTTCTGACTACCACCAGCAGATCCTAGAGGAGCTCAATCAACGGGCTGCTAACGGTAATAAAACATTAAGTACGGATCCGTCACAACAGGGTGCCGGAGCGGTTGAGCGCACTGGGGACGACAAGTCGGGGGTGGCGGACACAGCTTCTGCTCCTGCTTCGGCAACCTCTAAAACCTGGGAAGAGCAAAGGGCTGACCTCCTGAAGGGGGCACCTCCTGCCACTCGTAAAGCGTACGCGGATGCCAAGGACCTCGATGATTTCGAGGCCCGCAATCAGGCTATGCTCGAGAAGAGCAACGCCCCCTCGCACGATGTTATACGTCAGAAGCTGGAGGACCTACGTGGTAATCAGGCGGTGGATGCCAAGGAAGCGGGAACACCGAAGCCGGACGACCAAACCGCCCTAGCGAACGACAACACCAAGACCACTGAGCCGGCGGCACCGGCCAACTCGGAAGGGGGTGATAAGCCCGTCGATGCTGATTTCCAGCAGCAGCTTGTTGATAACTTAGGTCGCAAGCAGGGTCCCGCGATCGACGATCTGCGTGACAACCTTCCAGCGAATGCAGATGATCTGAAGTCCAGGCTGTTCGACCTACTCCAGAAGGGTCCGGAACCCGAAGACATCAATAATCCTGACGGCTTCAATCATGTTGTAGATCTAGCCAAGCAGCACGGTGTTCTTGACGACAACGGTCAGTATACCGACGCCGCGAAGGACATGGCGCGTCAGAACTTTGCCAAGGAAGAGGACGCACGGCTTGCCAACGATCAGCCGTCGGAGAGCGTTGCAGAGGCTCAGGATCGCGGCTTCACTGGCACCGAAATATCCGCGTTCGACAGCGGCGCACGCGGAGAGGTCAAGAACAAGTTCGACTCTATCGCTGACTGGCAGGCTTACAAGGCTGGCAGGGAGTGGTCAGCGCCTAAAATTGGATCGGACACCGGCAGAGATAAAGCTGATGCAGCCAAGCTGACACCTAGTCGGAAGGCCGACAAGCGGGTTAGATCAGCTGGCATCCCTGAGGAGGCCAGCAGCAAGCAGTTCCTGAACCAGGCGGTCGATCACCTTTACGGTCCGAGCTCCACTGTTCGGCCGCAGGACTATGCGCAGCTCAAGCGTATGGTGCGCGAGGGTGCGAACGGTAAGCAGCTCGACGAGGCTGCACGTGCCTTCAAGGATGGTACAGCTCCACCACCACCTGGACCAGCAGCCAAGCCGTTCGAGCCTGTGCGACTGGACCTGACAGCGCAACGTCGTTCAATGCTTGAGCGCCGCACGCGGGAACGTGCCCGGGCCCAGCTCGACAACAAGTTAAACAGCGGGGCTGATCTGGCGCGAGACGCCGCAACGATCGAACGCCAGAAGAATATGACGCCGGAGGAGCGTAATGCTGACTTCCGTGATCAGATCGACGCAGCTCATGCTCAGCGCTACGAGGACATTAAGCAGCGGATCCTGGACGCGCATGCCGCTGGTGACATCTCCAACGTCGAGGCGATCCGCCTTGGCTCCCAGCTTCACCAGGGCGACCACCAAGGGGTTATCGACCGTCTCCCTGGAGGCCCGCAATATGGCGCTAGGGGCAACACCGGTGAGTTCCTGAACCGCGTCGGCGAGCTGGCCGCACCAGACTTCAAATTCAAGCACAGCACGGAACCTGCACCACCAACTGAAAATCTCCGACGCCGTCTACTGGCATCCATGCCGCGCGAGGCTCTCAGGGAGATCGCCAAGAACGGCACCAACCCGATCACACGCATGTTTGCGCGCATGCTCGATGGTGACTGGGTGGACAAGATCTT